GAAATGGATTGTTTAATGTATGTACAAATGCAGGGTGTAAATCTAGCCCCTAAAGTAAAAGAACTTGAATTACGTCTTGAAATGTTGGAAAATGTGGTAAAAGCATTACAATTGGATAAACCCCGAATGGGTCGCCCTCCAAAGGACAAACATGGAACAGAACGAACTGAAGTCAATACTACAGGCAGAGATTGATGACGCTATTGGCTTTATTGAAAGTGAAACTGTTGAACAGCGTAAACAGGCTTTGGAGGCTTATCTACGACAGCCATATGGTAATGAGGTTGAGGGTAAGTCTCAAATCGTTACAGGAGAAGTGGCAGAGGCGATAGATGGTGCGCTGCCTAGTTTAGTTCGTATCTTTACAGGCTCAGACAATATTGTAGTCTTTGAGCCACAAGGCCCGAGGGACGAAGCCTCTGCCAAGCAAGCTACAGACTATTGCAATTGGGTCTTTACTCGTGATAACGAAGGCGTAGCCATTCTGCATGATTGGTTTAAAGATGCTTTGCTTCAGAAGAACGGCATCCTAAAAGCGTATTGGGAAGACAAAGAAGACATAACCAAAGAGCGTTACTTTGACTTGACTAACGATGAGTTAGCAATGCTGATGAGTGATGAGACTATGGAGATTGTCGAGCAAGATACGACAGAGTTCCCGATATTTGACCCAATGGGACAGCCAGTTATAGACCCGATGGGTATGCCTGTGATGGGTGCTACACACAATGTTGTGGTGCAACAAAAGAAAAAGTCAGGCAAAGTAACGATTGAGAACGTACCTCCCGAAGAATTCTTGATTAGCAAGAAGGCTAGAACTATTGCTGATTCGCCTTTCGTAGCCCACAGGCAGATGTTGACTCGTAGCACCTTGATGGCTATGGGTTTTAACAAAAAGCAAGTAGAAGGCTTGCAGATGGGTGATGCACTAGCGTACACACCAGAGCGTGTGGCTCGTTATGCAGCAGGTGAGCAACCTTACCAAACGCAGACTGATGACCCCTCAATGCAAGAGATTGAAGTCTTTGAGTGCTATGTCAAAACTGATATAGATGGAAAAGGCATTGCTTCATTGGTTCAAGTGTTCTATGCTTCTAATGAGATTCTTGAGGATGCCAAGGGTAAGGAAATGGTTGAGGAAGTGGACTATGTTCCTTTCCACTCAATCTGTCCTATTCCAATTCCGCACAAGTTCTTTGGTAACTCATTAGCTGACAGAACAGTTGACCTACAGTTAATCAAGACTACTATTACTCGTCAGATGTTGGATAACTTATATCTGACAAACAATGCTCGTGTGGTTGCTGTGGAAGGTCAAGTAAATCTAGATGACTTGCTTACATCTACTGCTGGTGGTGTTATTCGTGCCAAGTCTCCTAATGCTGTCCAACAGTTAGTTGTTCAGAACGTGGCTTCTCAGGCTTTCCCAATGCTTCAGTATCTGGACACAATCCAGTCTAAGCGTACAGGCGTGTCTGATGCCTCACAAGGGTTAGACCCCTCTGTCTTACAGAATGTCACAGCAGCAGCAGTAGCTTCAATGCAACAAGCTGGCGCAGGTAAGATTGAACTGATGGCTCGAATCTTTGCTGAGACAGGCGTTAAGTCTTTGTTCAAGGGCATACTACATTTGTTATGTAAGTACCAAGACAAGGCTCGTTTGGTGCGTATGCGTGGTGAATTCGTAGAGTTTGACCCTCGTACATGGGCTAACCAATACGATGTTTCTATCAACGTGGGTTTGGGCGCAGGGAATCGTCAGGAACAGATGGCTATGTTGTCTATGGTTCTTGCTAAACAAGAGCAGTTGATTGGTCAGTACGGCCCTGCCAATCCTTATGTTTCACCTGCTCAGTATCGTGGCACATTGGGACGCATGGTAGAGATTGCTGGGTTTAAAGATAGTGCTGAGTTCTACAAAGCAATTACACCAGAGCAAGACCAGATGCTCTCTAATCCTCCTCCACAAGAGCAGCAGATGCCTCCAGAAGTTCAAGCATTGATGGCTAGAACACAAGCTGAGATACAGGCTAACCAAGCTAAAGCACAAGCTGATATGCAGATGCAACAACAACAGATGCAGATTGACATGGAGATGGCGCAACAGAAGGCTGGACTTGAGATGCAATTATTGCGTGAGAAGGAAGGTGCTAAGTTGCAATTAGAGCGTGAAAAACAGCAGGCTTACTTTGCATTAAAGCAACAAGAGTTTGAAGCAGAAGCCCAATTAAAAGCAATGAAGATTGGTGCTGGCATTACATCCAACGTAGAGATTAGAGGTTAATCATGGCTACACAAGCAGAACTAACACAGGCTTTAGTCAATCTATTGCAGACTGACCCTAATGCTGCCTATGGCGATATTGTCAAAGCTGCTTCTGCGTATGGCATTACGCCAGCGCAAGTGCAAGCTACATTTGCTACATTGCCAGCAGGTAACGATAGGACTTATGTCCCTGATTACACACCAGCGCAGACAGCAATTATTAACAATGCTATTAGTTCTAATGACCCTATCGCACAAGCATACGGCAGAGCAGAGCAAACTGGTGATTATGGTCAGATTGCAGAGTTAATTAAAAACATCCCTGCGCCTACATTGTTGTCTAAGTATGGTCTGACTAACCAAGACATTAGTTATATCTACTCTCGTCCTACAGTCACAGACCCATTGTCAACAGCGTATATCAATGCTGAGAAAACTGGTGATTATTCAGTTGTTGGTGATTTACTTAAAGGCATTACTGCTGACCAGTTAAAGTCAACTTATAACCTTAACCAAGCAGATATTGACTATATTGGTTCTCGTACTGGAATAGCAAATAAGTTACCAGCTAATTGGTCTGGTATGCCTGTTAAGCAAGTTGGCGGTACAACTGCTACAACTGCTATAACAGGTACACCTGTTCAACAAGCTGCACCAGTTGGTCAGTTCCGTGAGTTGTTTCCATCCTTTGCAGAATCCAAGCGTTTAGCAGGTCAGATGGTAGCTGGTCGCCCTACTACGCAAAGCATCGTAAACATGATTTCAAGACCACAAGACCCTAACCTGATTTCTGCTTACCAAGCGGCTGAGAAGTCAGGCAATTATGGCGATGTAGCTAACATGATTAAAGGGATGCCAATGGGTAACATTCAATCTACTTATGGATTGTCTAATGCTGATATGCAATACATTATGAGCAGACCAGAGATTGCGGCTTCATTGAACAATACTAGAACTACTGCTGCGCCTAATTTAAGCAATGTTTTGAGCATGATTTCTAAGTGAGCAAGCTATGAACTACCAAGAACTGCTTAGCTTAGTAGGTGGAAGCAATCCACAAGACGCTACTTATCAGGACATTGTTTCTGGCATACAGAGCCAGTATCGTCCACAGACGCAGTTTGCGCCTACCACTTCATTGCTAGACATGATTGGTACGCAGTTACCTGACCAACCTAGAATTGCTTATGGCTCATTGCTTCAAGCATTACCTAGAGTTCTGCCTACACCAATGACAGCAGTTAAGAATCCAGATGCAGCAGCAAGTGTAGATTCTGGCGTAATCAATCTTGGAAACCTAGATACAGGCAAGATTACTGGTAACACAGCCATTGATAACACTCTTGTTTATAACAATGACTTTACTAGAACTGGTGATGTAACCACAGACACAACAAACAGAGGCTTGTTTGGAACTAATGTCACAGGAACAGACGTAGCCAATGTAGCAAGTACAGTAGCACCGATAGCTGCTTTAGCGGGTAATTCAGACCTAGTTAAAACAGCTATTGCACTAAACTTAATTGGTTCTGCTGCTGATATTCGTACAGAAGCAGATGTCATTAACTTGGGTTCAAAGATAGCAATGTTGGCAGCAGGGCCAGCAGGGAACGTCTTAGCAGCAGGGTTAGGCATTGCCTCAGACAATACACCTTTGACAGTTAATGCTTTGCTTGGGCTTACAAACCCAACATTAAGCCTTGTTAACAGCATTGCAGGTAATCTAACTGGTTACAGTCTAGGCGACATTGTTAACGGCTTGCTAAACGCACCAGAAGGCTCTGTTTCTGAGTATGGTCTATTGGGTGCTGCTAATCTAGCTGGAACTGCTGATGCAAGCAGAAGAAGGGCAGCGGCTGCCTATGACAGCATGGATGCAAACACTTTAAGGGTGCTTGCTGAACTTGGTGACCAAGAGGCTATCGCCAAAATTAGGTCTATAACTAGTGGTGGAACTTCTACCTATAACCCAATAAATGACTTAGGTACTGCTAGGGGTAACAGTTACTTTAACTTGTTTACTCCAGTTGGCGGTGTAGCAAAACCCAACCCAACTATAACGAGGGCTATCCTTGCTGAATAACGACAAAGCTATTTTGGCTCAATGGGCTAAGAACTTACTAAATGATGACTTTTTCAAAGAAGTATTAAATAACTTGAAAAACGAACAGATTAGTGTGATAATTAACACAAGTGCAGAAGAATGTGATAGGCGTGAAGACGCTTATCGGCACATAAAGACTATTGAATTGATTACAGGACACCTAGAAGGTTTAGCCTCGGAAACTGTGATTAAAGAAAAGAAGTGGAAGATTCTGTAGGGTTTACCCTATCCTCCGTCCAGAAGGTTTCTGGCGATTATTGAGATGACAAATGGAAAACACCAACCCTAATGGGAGTGAAAGCCTAGATGTAAACCAAGCTGCTTCAGCGTTTGAAGGCATGATGGGTGAATCTGAGGAAGCCGAACAAGGCCAAGCCGAAGGTCAACCAGAGTACCAGCAAGAGACTGATGAAGTTGAGTATTCAGAGGAATCTGATGAGCCAAAGCCTAGATATAAAGTCAAGGCATCTGGTGAGGAAGTCGAAGTAGAACTAGACGAACTTATCAAGGGCTATCAACAAGGTACGGACTACACTAAAAAGTCTCAGGCTCTAGCTGAACAACGTAAAGCAATTGAAGCTGAACGTAGTCATTTAGAGTATGTGAAACAAGAACGACAGGCATACGCCCAGAAGTTGCAAGCCTTGGATAGCTTCCTTACGCAGCAACATCAGGGTGTGGACTTAGAAGTTTTAAAGGAAACAGACCCTATCGGTTATGCGGTAGCGGTAGCTGAACAGAGCCAGCGTGAGAAGCAGTTAGCAGTAGTCA